AGTATAGTAGATAGACTAAAAAGTACATACTATGGTCACTTTCCATTTCCATAGTCCGATCATTGTTTACTGCAATGACGGAACACACCCTTTTGGTGGGGGCATCGTTCACCCTCACCGAGTACATAAACTAATCAACTGTAGGAGCCTTGATTATTAATTATCAATTAAATAATACATACGTGTGTAAGCGTACGTTTATGAGACTTGGGCTCCTACCCCGCTGGCTATCGGCGATCTTATAAGCGTGCGCTTTTTTTGTGTCTTTATTCCTAACCTCCTAACCAACCAGTGAAAACTTGTTGGTGTACATAATATACAAATTGAAAGGGTGTATTAATTATGGATAATGAACGAATGATTTTAAATTTTGAGAATGATATTGAGGACGTTAAGACGTTATTTGAGGGCGCTAAGCGTAGCAAACATGGGGTTACCCTTGACCGTGCAGAATTATTAGATAACTACGATATTGAAACTATTACCGGCTTAGAAGTAACTATTGGAAGAGTTGATACAGTAGAGTATCAAAATGAACAAGTAAACTTATTGGGCTACTTGGAAAGATTGTTACAAGGTCAATTGGATAGTTTCTTATCCAAAGTGTTAGATATTGAAACAACAGACTACCAACATTATTCTAAGACGAGCGCCGAACACGCACTCAACATTTTAGGCGACACCAGTAAGCAATCAAAAGAAATGAAGAAAGCTTTACGCAATATTAAAGGATTAAAGCAAGTATTACATGTAATTTGGTCGGGAGCCTTAATCAACCCTTTACAATACAATCCAACTAAAGATGATTGTCAAGGTGTGGCGCAGGTGCTGACAATCAATTATATTTATGAACATCTAGCCCCACGAACAAAAGGAATCATGAATGAAAAGAAATTAAAGAACATCATCAATCTTTTAATCGTAGCTGGGGCATTAGAGCGACTATCATATTACAACATGACCATTCATCAACGACAATCGCTTATGTGGAATTATCCAGAGTTATATAAATGTCCCACGTTCTATCTATGCTATGACAACTTAGAAGGCTCCCACTGGGAACGTATTACTAACTTGTCAGAGAAAACTGTCGTAACACCTGACGCTGTGCGTATGGTATATGGCGACAAGTTAGCTGATAGAATGCTACCAATTACCGGCCAGCCCGACCGTAAACGATTAGAGTTAACAAGGGGTCAGATTGACAACATAGCTGAGGTATTAACCAGCAAAGGTGTCACAGTCTATGATGAGCTAGTGGCTGAGTTATATAAGGGCACCTTTGGTGACTTACACGAGATAGGCTTAGCCATTAACGCAAACAACTTAAAACAACACTTAGACAGCTTAGAGGCGCTAGGCTATTTTGAAGGACTGGGCGTTGAAACAATCACGGCAAGCAAGGCTAGACGCAAAGGATATGACGTGCCGACTGGATTAAATGGACGTACTAAAATATATGTGCACTAGCATAAAGGTGGCTTTGCCACCGTACATAGTAGGAGGTTACACACATGAAGATGACATTGAGTAGATTACGTTATAAAGCAAGTCTAAACAAATTAGGATATGAAGAGTTATCGAACGGAAACACAGTTGATACAAACGAGAAGTTGTTCGACTTCTATTTTGGTTACTACAAGCAAAGTTTAAGTCAGAGTGTTAGTAGCAATGCTTTCGATTATCTTAAAGATAAAGTTACAATCATTGCAAGACATGATGATCGATTCGTAACAGCAATGAACGATAAAAACTATACGATCACTTTACCAAGTCCGAATGCTAACACTTATAACGTTGCTTCAATCAACCCTGATTACGAAGTCAATGGTTACGATACGATTGTATTAAGTGCAACTGGTGGATCGAGTGACACAACTAACAACAGTAGTACAACAAACACTAGCAACAATGATTAAGAAGTATTGTAGTCATTCAGGTTGTAAAAGGTTAATAGACTTTAATAAAAGATATTGTGATAAGCATAAACCAAAGCAACAACATGTAAGTAAGTCATCAGAGTTTGCTAATGATATTCATTCATCTTCACGTTGGAGACGAACAAGCAGACTTTACCGTGAAGCGAACCCGATTTGTGAGGCTTGTTTAAAGGCCAGTAAAGAGGGTGACCAGTCCCACGAAAAAAGGGCTGGAATGCTCAATCTTGCAACAAGCGTGGATCACATTGTGCCACTATTCGCTGGTGGTGAACCTTATGATTGGGATAACTTGCAAAGTTTATGTGATTATCATCATTCGTTGAAGTCACAACAAGAGCGGGAGCAAAAAAAATAAGCCTTATAGGCTAGTAACTAAACCCCGAACGATTAAGGGGGGGCTATGTAAAATAGTTCGCAATGGACGTCCTACTTCAAAAAAATAAACTTCCCGATTTTTTAACTAAAAAAACAAAAAATTTAGCCGCATTAAGCCGTGTTATCCTTTATTTAACGGCTTTTTCAATACATAAACAATAACACTTAGGGGGTTAGGTGTCAATGATAAAACTAAAAAATAATTCGCACGAAAGCAAAAAAACTGAACAATCAAGAGAACAAGCTAAGTCAATGCTGGATCAAGACTTAGATTTACGACCAGCTATTATTTTAAGCGATCAAGGTCAAGTGTTTTTTAACCTATTACTAACACTGGTAAGCGATTCGGACGTACCGTTTGCACAAATTGACAGCTTACAAATTAGTTTGTTGGCGGAAAGCTTAGACCAGTTGCAACAGGCGTTAGATTCGATTCATCATAACGGTATCATGATTGACGGGAAAAGAAACATGGCGACCACCGTGTACAATTCAGCGTTAAAGAACGTTAACGACTTGCTACGTGACCTTAATTTAACAATGAATGCAAGAGTGAAGCAGTTACTTAATAACGTACAAAACGGTGACGTTGATGATCCATTCGCCGAGTTGATGAGTGATGACTGATTATGTTTTAGATTATTGCAACAAGGTGCTAAGCGGTCAAATTGTTGCCAATGAGAAGATACGACTAGCTTGCAAGCGTGAATTAAACGACCGTAAACGTATCAATAATGATGATAACTTCAATTACTACTTTGACAATAAGCAAGCTTTAAAGGCCATCAAGTTTATGTCGCTTATTCCTAAGACAGACGGCACGAAGCTAGAAATGGCACTATTTCAAAAGTGGATTATCGGTGAATTGTATGGCTGGCGTGAAAAGGGTACAGGCAACCGCCGTTATAATAAAGCTTTCATTAGTATGGCTCGTAAGAACTCAAAGACTTACGTGGCTAGTTGCATTGCGATAGCAAGTTTGTTACTCGAAGATAAGCCCGCTAAGAACCGTCAAGTGTTATTCGTTAGCAACGCCCTTAAACAAGCAAAAATAGGCTATGAAATGGCGTCAAGCGAGCTACGACAAGTGGTTAAGCTAAGTCCAGCCTTACGAAGCACGTTAGATATAAAGAAAAAGCAGATAACTAAACTTGATGATGATTCTTTCATTGTGCCAGTTGCTGGTAAAGCTGAAACGTTAGACGGGTTCAACCCGACCACAGCGATAATTGATGAATACCACCAAGCAAGCAACCACGCCATTTACAACGTATTGAAGTCAGGTATGGGACAACAAAAGAACGGTCTATTGTGTATCATTTCAACGAGTGGTTTCAATTTAAAAGGCGCAATGTTTGAGGACTACCAAGTGATGGCTGATATTCTCAACGGTAAGCAATCCAACGATAGACAATTCATTGCTATTTGGGAGTTAGACGATCGGGAAGAAGTCAACGACCCTAATAATTGGATCAAGGCGAACCCGTTGTTTGAAGTACCGACTGTTAAGCAATTAATGGCCGAGAACCTAAGCAATGACGTTGCAACAGCACGCCAACAAAACGACTTAGTTCCCGTATTAGTGAAGCAATTTAACATGTGGTACCAATCGAACGAAGATAGCTTTATCAGCCACGATGAGTGGGCTAAGACAATTGTTGAAAAGCCTGATATACATGGCAAGCGTGTTATCTTTGGTATTGATTTAAGCAAGTCCAACGACTTAACAAGCGTTAGTTGGATTATCCCACAAGATAATGACACTTATTATTGTGATAGTCACTCGTGGGTTGCTACAAAATACGGACTTGTCGAGAAAATGAAAGCTGATAATATCAACTATCAAGCGTTAGCAACCGCTGGTGAGTGTGATATTACAGATTTAGAGAGTGGCGTCATTGATTATCAAAATATCTTTGACTTTATCAAGCGTATGGTTGATGAGAACGACTTAAAAGTCGAGGCAATATGCTACGACCCTTGGTCATTCGGTTACTTGTTGGGACAGTTTGAGAATGAAGACTGGCCGTTAGTCGAAACAGCACAGAACAACAAGACGCTAAGCTTTCCAACTAAGCAATTCAAAGAATACTTGTTAAACGGACAGATTACACACCCTAACAACCATCTATTGAGTATCGCAGTCGACAACAGCGTGCTTATCTATGACAGCA